TTAAATCAAACTTAACATATACTTCAATTGTTTTCTGTATATTCTCAACACAGGTTATATGAAATGTTTCAAGTCCTTTCCTATTTATTCTAATTGATGGTGCTGTTTGTTTATAGGTAGTCCATTCTGGCTGTTTATCTGAATACTCTATTGCTCCAACATCAATAGTTCCATCTCCTAATCTTCTTACTTGACCTAAAATATCAGTTAATCCAACATCAACAGTATCATCAGACCAATCTTTTTCAAAAAACATAGTAAACTTCAATGCAGATGCAATTCTTTTAATCATAGTAATAGCATCTCCAACAAATCCAATGTGCTTACACTCAATTGGTGTTCCTGTTTCATAACCTCCACCTCTCTGGACAGAATAACAATAGACATACTTTTGACCTTCAATGTTTAATGGTTTTGCAGTGTCAGTTCCATAAAATGCATAATTACAATAAACTGAAATATGATGATTTAATGTATAATCAGAAGTGCTTCTAATACCATAATAACTTACAAAAGAAATACAATTATAACAATTACAATTATTAAAACCAAAATAGCCAATTCCTATTGAATTATAAACTGTTGAATTAGAAAATCCGCCATAACTTCCAGAACCAATTCCTAAACAATTCTTAACTAAACTACAAACATCAAATCCACCTATTCCACCTATTCCAATGCAGTTTTCAGCAAGAGTTAGAGCTGCAAAAGCCCTACTTCCTGCAATTGCTACACAATTCCTTGTTGTTCCAGCCCCATATATTCCATAACTCACTCCTTGCACAATACAGTTTTCACATATATCATTTGCATATAGATATACTCCAATAATACCTGTTCCAGATTTTAATCCATCTACTACTACATTTCTTAAAATATTATAGTTCTTACCAGCAAAATGAAATATTCTTCCAGTTGCTTGTGGTTGTTCATTACTATCACATCCTGTTATTCTTACATATCCTTTTTTCTCATTTACAAAATGATTACAATCTGGGTCTCCTTCAAAGGTTATGTAATTACTTTCATTGCCTGATGTTAATAATGAAACTACTTCTCTATAAGTTCCTGGTGCGATATAAACAGTATCTCCTGCTGAAACTACTGATACTGCCTTTGTGATTGTTCTAAAAGCATTGGCTTCACTTAATCCGTCCTTACTATCATCGCCAGATGTTTTTACATAATAAGTATATGCCATTAGATATCCTCTTCAATTACATCATAACTTTGTAATGATTTACCTACTAAATTACCATTATCATCTAATTCATCTTTATAATGAAATACTGTTCTTATCCTTTTTCCTATTGTCTTACTTGATAGTATCTCTTCTGAAACATTAGAAAAAGGATTATCTTTGATGTGTCTAACTAACAATTGAATAGCATCTTCCTGTTGAAGAATTAGTTCTTTTAGTTCATCCGTTGTATTTTTTTCAGGTTCTTTTGTTTCTTCTGTATTTTCCATTTCATCTCCTTAATATATCAAATACCAAAGTGGTTGTAATACCTGTTGTAAACTTTCTCCGCCTCCACTCGGTCCTTGTCCAGTATAATCTCCACCTTTTATGATTAAGATATCTCCATAAAATCTGTTATCTGGGTCAGCCGTTACTTTTACTTTAATAGCATTATTATCAATTATTTCTATGCTGTCTGGAAATACTAAAATCTTATCCTTCCACAATTGGACCAACACAGGTTGAGTATTAAGATTATGAGTAAATACAATATAATAATAATCTCTGTCTAAAATCCAATCTCCAATTGTAAAACTTGAAGTATATGCACCTCCAACCTGCGATGGAATTGTTAGCCCTTTTACTTTCCACTTTACCGCATCAGAATCATAATAAAGAATATAATTATTAGTTAATCCTGTTTCATCTACTTGCTTTGTTCCAATCATTCCTCCTGTATCTTTTTTATATCCTCTTGTTCCATTGCTATCAGTTCCGTAAACCAAGTCAGATAAAATTTCAGTATCAGATAAATCATTTACTAATTGCGCCTTTCCATCAGTATCAGTTGTGATTGACTTTTTTACTTTGTTCTCATTAGTTGAAGCAAGTGAAAATAAAAAGTTCAATGCATCATCAACCACTGATACTAAAAACTTCCATATAATCCCTCTTCCTTTATTATGCTCATCTGCCCATTTCTGTAAAGGTCTGTATGCCATATTATCCTTATTATCTGTTAACTCGTTCAGGAATTAAAGGTTCAAAAGTTCTTCCTTCATCTCTTGATACTGCTATTCTTAATCCTACGGCTTTATATGTTCCATTATCTTTTTCAACTGCTGTTAAATTCCCGTGCATCCAGGATAAGAAAACAAGCCCTGTTTGACTGATTACAAATCCTACTTTCTGCTGTCCTATTGTGGGTAAAGCATAATAATATTCTGCTAATAATTTAGTTTGTGTTTCCTGTTCCTCTGGGGAAGGGGGTTCTTCCCACGAAAAATATCCTTCACCAGGAACACCTGCATTCTCAATGACCCATTTTTTTTCATTATCTTCTGCCCATTTTTCTGCATATTCCTCTTGTCTGTTTTGCTCAAATTCTGTTCTAACTCCAAAAGTATCCTCAATGGTAAAAGGTATTTCTCCATATTCTTCTTTATACCCTGCTATTTTTAATTGTCCAAAATTATCCATTCTCAAACATCCAGAATTGCCATAATTGTTTTGTGTATGCCAAATCGTTTTAGTATCTTTCCATTCATTATTCAATGAAGCAACTATTCCGCCATTGATGCTTAATCTTACCTGCCTTCCTGAATTATCAATTATCCCAGAAGTCCAGGTTCTACCTAATCCTTCGTTTGCGTTCCAGTGTATTCGTTCTATGTTTTCCATATCCATTAAATTCCCGCCCATACCTCTTAAATACAAATCTCCTGTTATTCTATCTTCTGTCCAATCAGTAAACATCTCTAATGTTATGTCCTGATTGATTTCTTCTGTTTCTTCTGCTTGCTGTTCGCTTGATAATTTTTCATATAAACTTCCCAAATCCTCATAGTCCTGTCCTAAAAGAATATCAGGATATCCCACAGGAACTGCTGTCTGTTCTTGCCAATCAAACGGGAAAGATGCTTTGAGTTGCGATAAATCATCTACTCTTAAAACCTGCCAAAAATTTAATCCTGCTGTCGTTCCTATGTTTTGTGGAATTACATATTTCTCTGATAAAACTCCCATCGGGTCTTGTGAAGATATAATCGGTATTCTATATCCAACCCATATTCTTCCTGTTGTATCTTTGATTATTGCAGGATTTCTTCCAAATGCAATAGCATTATAATCCTGTCTTTTTGTGTAATTATCATATATTCTTGTTATAATCATATTGCCATTATCCCAGCGATATCGTCTTTTCCACACTCTTTCTGTATGTTCATCTCCTTCAATCAAAGGAGGAACTAAACATTGTGAGACAATGCGTCTGCCACCCCAGACAATTAAAAGTTCTCCTTCCTTTGTTTCGGTGATTGCTGTTGATAATAAATTCATATTGTCATATCCATCCTATAAAGTGCTGTTACTCCGTTATATGTTTCTGTTTTTTGTAATTCTGCATTAGTATTAAATCTATTTAATGTCATTACATTGCTTTGTAGTGACGCTGTTGCTACATCTCCATTAGATAATGCAACAAGTATTGTTCCTTCGTCAGATGCAGAACACATAATATTTCCTGTGTTCCTTGAAAATTTTACTAATTTTCTTACATTATTTTCTACTCTAAATGACCAAACATTATCTTCTTTGTCAACTGCTATTGGTTTACCACCTAAATTGATATATCCAGATGATATCCAGTTATACCATAATCGTTCAGTGCCTGTTGAATTATATTTCAAAATAAATCTTGGTGTTCCAACTTTTTGTATATATATATCAATAATAAAATTGTTATTACTATCATATTCACCATAATAAATACTGTAAATAGTATAATTAGGGATTTCTGGCGTAAATTCTACATCTTTTGTCCCATCAATAGTTTTATATGAGTATATCTTTTTTCTATTTACGGATCTCAACATTATTCTTGTTCCATCTGCAGAAACAGAAAAAATTATAGTTCTACATCCTTCTACCGTATCTTCAACCTTAATATCCCAAATTAGATTTCCATTTTCATCGTATTTATAAAGATAACAATCTTTTGTAGTATAGATATTATAATTACAATCTACTGCAATGTTCGTATTATGTACTTGCGCAATTTCACCAACATCAATCATCATATCCTTTTGCCATATCAAATTACCATCTGTCCTTCTTCGCTTCTGCACGCTTCCTTCACTTGAACCTTGCACATAAACATAATCACCCTTTGATGCAAGATATACACAATACGCTACACGCGGAATTTCTCTTACCCAGTTTCTTGATAATGCACTACTTGAATATTGTCCTAATCTCATTCCCATTGTTATTCCTCCTCTTCATTAACAATATAAATCACATCTGATACTTCAGGACTTTGTTCTCCATCTGCTTCACTTTCATAAACAATATAGATATGATCTTCTTTTTCAAGAAATACTGCTGTAATATCTTTATTATCGTCCATTATTACTGTTTCAGGATTATCGCTACCGCTTATATCACCTTCCCAACGTGCAAAATACCAACCTTCGGCAGGTATCGCTGTTAATTCTACTTCTTCATTCGGTCCATAGTCCTCTTTTTCTGGATTTATGACAACGTAACCATTTCCAGAAACAGATACAGTAATCTTATATTCTCCTCCAAATTCTGCATACACAGTTCTATCAATCTGCGGAATTGTAACAGTCGTCGGATTATCTTCAATCGTAATAATAAAAGTATCATCACTTGCAATACCGTGAGGATTTCCTGAAATTCTAAATATATCAGGGGTTCCGTCTATTGCAGATACTATATTAAAATATTCTCCTTCTCTTACACCAGAAGTCATTTCCATTTTATAATTTTTTTCACTATCTAAATACGAACTTATGTAAACTGGCACTAAATCTTCTTTTATTTCAATATTCTGTTCAGTCGGATAACAATAAAATGTATCATTTTCAATTGCTTCGCTTGCATCACCTTCCACTGTTATTGTATCAAGTTCATCATCAGTTGTAGCAGTAATATTAAACTCTTGTCCGATGAGTGCTCCAGAGGTAAATATCATCTTCCAACTTTCATCAATAACAGGAATTAGATTTGGAATAAGGTCTTCTTTAATTTCAATTGTTGTATTATCAAATTCTGAATTGTATGTTGCAGTGTTGACACTTCCATATACTTCTTTTATTTCTGATTGAATTGTTCCTTCTGCTACTCTCCATCTACGAAATCTGCAACCTTCGTCTGGAATAGCAGTCAATGTTATAACATCATCAGGTAGATAACTAATCTGCTCTTGCTCTTTAAGCACTGTTCCTGGTCCAAGAATTACTACATACAGTCGTGGTCGTTCTGTGCAACCATAAAGTTCTTCTTTTAATACTTGTCTAATGATAACCTCGTCTATTGTTCCTTCAAGTCCATATCTGTCTGATGATGAAAAAGGCAATCCGTCAACGATTATTGGAATTGTGCTATCATTAGTAGCAAGTTTGAAGTTTGTTAAGTCCCCTCCGATGACCTGCGGTTCAAGTGCAAAATTCATCGGTATGTTTAGAAAGTATTCAGTATCTTTACATGCATAATACATTACTCCAGCATTTGTTATAAAATATACTCCGAACTTGCTATACCACGCCTCACCAGTTGTATCTGTTCCATCTCTTAAGTCCAATTGCACAACACATCTATGCCATTTCCCATCAAGAACATATCCCTGCGGAATTGTTACATAAGTGCTTTCAGTTCTTGATACAGCATCTATATCCTTATATTCAAAACAAATGTGCAATTGCACGCTCTCTAATCTACTAATAAAATAAGCATATAGTCGCATTCCAGAAGTCCACTGCTTTGATAATATCGTATATGTTCTATGTTCTCCAACTACTATTTTTTCTGATAAGTTAAACCATAATTCTACAGAGAATTTTTTTGTTGCTGGAATTTCATCAAGAACTTTATTCACTTCAAAATTTTTTGTTCCTGTTTTTATTACAGGCAATCCTTGCAATACATATCCTTCTACTCTGCTATCTCTTGCTGTCTCTCCGTCAAAATTATGTTTACAATCTTTTATTATTTTTAAGTTATCTACTTCTTCAAAAGGATAATATGCAATGACATCTTCACCGATTATTATTCCTTTTGCTCCAGATTGTCCACTCGGAATAATTATAATTTGTCCCATATTAAGTTATCTCCAAATTGATTTTGAAATTCCAGCATGGGTCTGATAAATCGCTATCTTTAATGGTCGGTGAATATATCTCTAAAACATCTCCGACTTCAAAAATAGTTTCATCACAAACAAATGTAGCATTAGTCACACCTGCTCCAAAAGTAAATGTTCCAATCTGAAATCCATTTTTCTTTATGCTAAATGTTGCTGATGCGTGCGGTGCGATTGCAACTTTTGCTTGACTACCTAAACAATTTTCGGGTAGAACAAACTTTCGTGCAACAGGAATTGAAAATAATTTCTGCTCATTTTCTGGTTTACCTACAAAAAATCCTGCCTGGTCATATGCAAGTGTAGCATTGATTTTTGTAATTAACTCATCTATTTGTTCCTCAATAGTTTTTCCTTCACCTGCTCCCTGTTCTGTTGATATTCCTAATGCCAGTCGTCTGTTAAGTTCAATCACCATCCATTTTGTTTCAAAATCAACCTCATCAAAGTTTGGCAAGGTTTTATTTTCTTCTTTTATTGTGTTATAAAGTGCCCGTATTTGTGATACTGTTAATTTCTCTGCCATTATTCCTCCTCTGCTTCTGTTAATCCATGATATTTATTCCTCTCCTGAAATCACCGTTGGTGTCCAGATGATACTCACTTTTGACTTCACTGATGGAATATAACTATCTCCCCGCACATAAATGCCCCTATCATCCAAAATAAAGGAGTTTTCTTGTTTAATTACATCTGTTATATCACTTGCTCCTGTTTTCGCCTTATAAAGCGGGTTTTTGCCCGCAGAAAAACGGGTTATATTACTTGATACTGTTCCAGTATTATCAACTTCAATATAATTAGTTATATTCGGTTTTAATGTTATACTTCCTGCATCTACATCTATTAGTTCATTATTGCTATTTAATACTTTGCCTGCTCCATACACAAAAGATAATCCTGTATGTGTTCCTTCCACAAACCAATCGCCATATGGGTAAACATCTGCTATTGCTCCATCAACGGTTATTATTCTATAAAGATTATAATTTACATACACACCTTCTACCTTTTCATAATCTCCTGTTGTTATTTTGTATTCTCCTGTTTTAGTTATCTGTAAAAAATTCACTGTGTCATCTGGCAATTCAATCCATCCTTCTTCTATTTCTACCCAATTATCATTTATATCTTTTATTTTTCCATAATCTACTTTTACATATAATCCATTGTATTCATTGATATCAAACCAATGTCCTGTTTTTATCATTGTTACATCATACCAATACTCTCCAACAGGTAAATCTTTTGTGTCTTCTGTATGAATTAAAACTGCTAATTTACCAGGATTATCCACGCTTTCCCCTATTGCCTCAACTGTGCCATACAGTTCCAATAATGCCTCTGCTGTTTCGCTTTCCCGTATGGTTAAGATAACCTTCCTAATATCAGAGGTCATCAACCATCCTTGTCCTCGTGTATCCAAAGGTGTTACGAGTAAAACTACGCTTTCGCCTTTACTAATCTGAATGTCCATTTTGCACCTCCTTATTAAATCTTGCTATACAAAGTGCTGTTTGTTATATCTTCCCATAATAAATTTTCTTTGACAAATTGTGCTGATATTTTGTAAACTACAATTTCCTCATTTAAAGACAAGTATTTTAATATTCCTCCTAAATTCAATTCTATTCCTGTGTCTGTTTGATAAACTCTGCCATAATTTGTTGTTATATCTTGTGCCCCTCCAACCTGCCAAACTCTTCCATAGATAACACTGATTATATCAGTTAATTTGTTTCTTCTAATAACTTTTCCTGTCATAACAGAAGATGTGGCTGGTCTATAAAATCCTCTTGCTCTATCAGTTAGCCCTGCTACTCTTGAAACAAACCATCTTTGTGTATCTTTATATATTTTATCTAATAAAAGATATTTCCCTATTTTAAAATGCTTCAATACCATACCAGTCATTTGTGTTGGTAATGAAGTTATTCCATCCCGCAACCATCCTTCAATCTCTCGTTTATTAAATAATTCAGTCCCCATTTTTCTCCAGTTCACACGTGTGAACTATGTGTCCATATCAAATACTTTAACCCGTGCTGTTCCTTTTCTTAATTCCTCGTAAATCCTTAAATCCTTTGCCTCAATCTCGTTTAATGTCCTGTTATGAAAAGGTAATCCCTTGTTCACTGCTTGTTTTGCTCCTGCCTCTAATGAAGCGGGTATCTTCTGTAAATCAATATCTCGTTTCATAGTATCAGTCCCGTTATTGTTGCTGTGCAATCTATCATTCCTACATCTTTTGAATATCCTATTATCTGAAATAATTTCTGATTTAAAAAAGAATATTCACTATCTATCCATTTGAAAGTATTGAATAGTTTTATTTTATCAAAATAATCAGATGCATCAGTTATATCAAACTTTATAATGTAGTTTCTTTCATTAAATCGTTTCCATAATTTTTGTCCTTCTTTCTGTATTTTGTCCCAATCTGTTAAACTTTCATCTTCTTTGACAAAAGTATCATATCCAATTTCTTTTTCTATTGTTTTACTTTTCCATATTCCAACTAATTTCTCATACCTTTTATATTCAGAAGTATTTTCTCCTGCTCTACCCATCACATATATTCTTGATTTGAAAATATCGTTATGCTCATATTCTATGTTTTCGCAAGGTGCGATAGGGTCTCTTCCTAATGTTATATCTGCTGTTGTTTTTTCCTTTTTATAGTAAACATTTCCTTCATCTGTAAACAGGTTATATCCTTGCACTTCTGCTAATTTTGTTAATATTTCCAAAAAAGAAACATTCGGTTGAAATGTAAATGTTCCTTCTTTTCCTTCAACTGTATCAGGTAATCTTACACCTTCAACATCTGTATAAAAATATAAATTATTGATATTGCTTATTTCCTTCATAGCATCAACATCAGTTATTTTTCTATCATCAAAACTGATAATATATCCTGCATTTTTACTCAATGAAAATAAAGCAGTTTCTTTTCCTTCCAGTGAAAGAGATATATTTTCAAAATTATTTATCTTTATCATCGGTGCTTTAAAGATATACCCACCTACTGACATTGAAGTTTCTTGTCCTTTTAATTTAATAAAAACTTCTCCGTGCAATAATTTCTTTGTTATTACATCTGAATACATATTCTCAAAAGTCCCAAAACAATCTAATGTTATTGAATAATCGTTTATCTTTCCATTCTCATTTGCACTTACTGTTTCATTGTAGTTTATTATAGTTCCTTCAATATTGGAAGGTAATTCTATTTCCTCTATATCTCTTTGCTGTTTATCAATAATTTTTGTTTTCAAGAATGCTGGCGATTTTTCTGTATGCTCTTTTCTATACTCATTTAATCTTTGTGCTACTTCGTTATTCTCACTTAAAAATCCTGGCATAGGGGACCCTTCTAATTTTATTTCTGCATATACCTTATATTCGTCAGCACTATTTCCTTTTTTCATCCATTTGCTTTTTATCTCTGAATTGTTATCTCTTTTTCCACGTGTTATCTGTTCAGGGTCAGATAAAACATATCCAGTATTAAATTCTGGGGTTTTAATTTTTCCCTCTTTACTAAAAGAAAGTTTCTTTACTCCAAACAATGCTTGTCCTTTTCCTGATATCATCAATCTTGCTCCTTCTCGTAATATAACAGGATAAGTAATACCTTCTGGGGTAATGCCTATATCATAATTTTGACATTCCATAACAAAAGGATTATCTAATCCATTTATACCAAACTGAATAAATCTATCCTGTATCATTAACACATACACCTTTGTTTTTCCTGCCCATTCCACCACATCTTTTCCAGCAGATACTGTTCCCTGTTCTGATTGAGTTAATACCTCTCGATAAGGAGGAATTTTTCCTTCATCTATAATATCAATGAAATGTTGTATTTTAATATCACTATCACCTTTCAATGAAATATAAATTCCGTTGATTGGTTGTTTATCATTGTGAGGATTAGGATGCCATAGGTATAAATACAATTCATTTTCTTCATTCTCAGGAAGCATATTTTCATTTATCCAGAAAACAATTCCTTGATTCTCATTGAGTTTTTCATCTTTTATTCCACCATACAAAATCCATTTTGTCGCTGTATAAGGAAACCCTAAATCTTTTCTATACTGAACCGCCTTCTGATAAATCATCTGTCGCTTTGGTGTCCCCGCTATTGCTCGTAATTCAAAATCAGCATACCCTGAATAAATATAATTCTTTTTATCATCCAAACTGTCGTATAAATCCCACCAATCGCCCTTTACCACATTTACTTCTTTTTCTGTTCCCATTATTATTCTTTTTTCCTTTACTACTTCGCCCAGCATATCAATTGGTAAAATATCAGGTCTTAAAATAATTTGTTGACTGTTTCTATCGTAAAAAATCTTTTCGCTGTCTGTTTCAATGTTTTCTGTTCCTGTTTCCTGTTTTGTTTTATCCATTTCGGCATAATCTTTTGCCATATATTCAGCATAAAACCCATCCACAGTTATTAAGTTATTTGGAAACTGTTTCCATTCTAATTTAACTAAATTGCTATTTGTCGCCATTTTTTATTGTCCTGCTAATATAGGTTTCAATGCTGTATTTATTTTTTCGCCTATCTCATCCTCTTTTGTAACCTTAATATCCGCAAACACCTGCTGAAACCTCCCTACTTCGTGTCCTACTCGTTCAAGTCCTGTCATTCCCCACGCCTTACTATATGTTGCTTCTTCTGCTGTTCCCATTCTTATTCCAGTTGCTCTCCGCTTTGCCTCTTCATTTGTTATTTCTCCTGCCATTAAAGCCCTTCTAATTTCATCTACTTCTTCTCCTCTTGCTAATGCTTCTTTTTGTGTTTGTTTTGATTGTATAAACCCTTTTAATTCCATAAGTAATTCCATCAATGCAACTGCACCTGCAAGCACTACCATAAATTTCAACATCGCTGTTGTTAACATTCCAATACTTATTGCACCTGATGTTCCTAATGCTTGAAACCATCCTATTGCCTGTATTACAAATACACCTATCTGCGCCAACTGTCCACCAAAGAAAATTAACCCTCCTCCTGCTACTAACATTACACTGCCTATTAAAACTGCTTTTGATATAAATTCTTTTAGTTCTGGGGATAAACCCCTAAACCATTCTGTAAGTGCTTGTATTTTTTGAACCCATAGGGATATCATAGGAAGTAAAGCAATTCCTATTTGGTCTTTTAGTCCTGCTAATCCTTCCTTCATTTTGTCTACTTCATCTCCAAACTGCTCTAAACTTGATATTTGTTCCTCTGACATTCCCCGCAACTTAAAACCTTCTTCTCCTAATCGTGCTATTTCTGCACGCCCCATTTTCAAAAATGGGACAAGTTCAGCACCTCTACGCCCTAATAGCGCCATAGCGGTTGCAAGTTTTTCATTCTCATTCACTCCTTCATCTGCCATCCAGCCAGCCATATCAAGAAGCACTTCATATGCACTTCTTAAATTCCCTTCACCATCAACAACAGATATTCCCATTCTGTCAAACTCTCTTTTGTATGTATCCATTCCTTCTGCGGCATACTGCATATACTTTGTTAGAATTGGAATACTTTTTGTCAATGCTTCAAAACTGGCGTGTTCCTGTTCTGCTGCATACCGCAGTTTTATTATCTCTTCCCCTGTCATTCCTGTTTGTTTTCTCACTTTATCTATAGCATTTCCAAAATCAGTAGTAGATTTAATTATACCTACCATAGCAGTAGTTCCCACACCTCCAACTAACATCATTTGTTTTCCTACTCTCTTCCAATTATCTGCTACTTTTTGTAATTTTTGTTCAACAGATGATAATGCTGTGCCTGTCTCATCTCTTGCCCCAATAATAACTTCAATTTTATTCTGTTCACCGCCAGTTAATGCCATTTCTTATTTTCCTTTTGTGAAAGTTTATAATTTGTTTCTCTCATCTTATAACCTTCATAAAAATCCATTACTTCTTCTATAACACTAATCGCTTCAACATCCTTTGCTGGCTGGTTCATAATCTCTGCTCCAAACTTCTTTATAAGCCAATGTTTTTCAAAATACCTGTCCACATTTACATTCTCAATGCTTTCATTTTCACCAACATTTATTCTTTTTATCATTTGTTTAATTCTTCTGTTTTTTTGTTTTCTATATTCTCGTTCACTCCATCCAAGTTGCTCGCAGGTCTGTCTAATGATATTTTTTTTTCCGCATAATTCAATTCGTTTAAACTAATTGCTTCCTCCGATAATCTATCAAAATGGTCAGGGTTCATATATTTCAAAATATTCTTTTCTGATGGAGGTATCATATTTCCATTATTATCTGTATAATTCCAAGATACCAAAGAAGATGCTAACATTTTTAACTGCATTGTCCCTATTTTCACATTTCCCAATGCATCCACACAACTATCTTTGATTGCTATTTTTTCTGCTATTCCAAACTTTCGTAATACATACTCCTTATCATCCAGTTTTATTATTTTGTCATCTTCCATATTTTCTATCACCTCCCAGTTCACATATGTGAACTCGTTTTATTCAATCTTAAAACTTACATCTGAAACATTATAAACAAGTCCAAAATCAACTATATCTTCCGCATTCATATTGCGAGGACTATCTCCTGCTATTAAATTGGTTAAAGTTATAGTAAATGTTTTTGTTCCTGAAATTGACTTTGCTACAATTGTTGCTGATGCTAATTTCGCAAGTGCATCTCCTAATACATCTATTCCAGGATTTTCATTAAACTTGATATTAACTTCTGCATCAAAATATCCTTGTGCTAAATGTGTTGGAAGCCGTGAAGTCCCTTTTGCACTATACTTTGCTGTTAGGTTGTTTTGCAATGTTATATCCACACTCTCAAAATCAAATGTTGAAGGAAATCCAGTCAAAGATACTCCTGTTCCTATAAATGCATCTAAAACAATAGGTGCTTTAACAAGCGTAGATGGGGTTACAAATGAATTGGCTGTCCAATCAATACTGCACATAATAGTATCGTGAACAGGAATAGATATTTTCAATGAAGTTAAATATCCAGTGTATCTGCTATCTCCATCATCTATTTCAACCTCTTTCATTTTTCCTGTATCTGCATCACTTAATATACAATCTAAAATATCTTCTAATTCCACTGCTAATGGAAAATCCTTTATACTGCCTGTTATCTCAGCATTGCCAGGAAAAACATTATACGCCTTTCTTTGTCCAGATGCGTGAATAACTTTTCGTTCTGAATTCCTTGATACATCACAGAGTGCAGGTAAAAGTATGTCTGTTCCGTTTGGTAATATCTTCACTGCACATATTTCAAGAATTGTGTCTTGATATGCCATTTTTCATCCCTCCTGTTTTACAAGCAACCTGGTAATCCAAGATTGCTGTATCTTAAAAAAAACTGGTAATGTTTCTGGTAATATATACAATCCGCCTACTGACCTTAATACTCCTGGAAAACTACTTAATGTAGGATATGCTCTAATAACATTCTGCACCTGTCCTAAAATGTCGTATGCTTCTAATCTTGTTTGTTGGTATGTCTTATTGCTAAATTGATAAGTAATAATAAGAATATATGTCATCAGTTCAGACGCTGGCTGGTTTCCTGTCGCTCTTTGCACTTCTGATATAGGGAAAATATTTCCAACTAAAATGCAAGGATAAGAAAAATCAGATGGCTCAGTGTCAAGTATAAAAACAGGTTCTTCTTGTCTCCACTTCACTGTGCCATCTGTTATTTCGCTCCAAAATGTTGTTGTCCAGACAGGTTCTTTTTCACCGCTTGTTCCTGCCTGAATACACCTATAATAACTGCCATTAGAAACAGTAGGTTTAACTAAATTGTTTTTTGAATATTCCTGTTTTGATTTCCAGACAGATGGTGTAAATGCACCTGACAACAATGTTTTATATTTTTCTCTCAATGCTGTATATTCTGTTAAAAAAAGTGTTGTGCTCATATTATTTCCCTATAAATCACTGTCATTTCTACTATTGCAAATTTCCCAATCATATCAGGAAAATCTGCTATGCTTGGGACTGATAAAGAAAAATGTAAACAGGTATTATCTAATGATGGATATTCTGCATACAATGTATCTTTTATATCACCAATGAAATCAAGTATTCCTTTATTTGTTTTATCCCCTATCAATGCTTTTTCCCTATCTCTAATTAAAAGTGCTGGAATTATCTGTATAACAAAACTATTTTCCTGAATATTTCCTTCTAAAATACTGCTCATTCTATCTGATGTTGTCTCTAACACAATACAAGGATAACTATCTCCATATATCTGTTGTCTATCACCCATAAAAATATTGTTGACATATGTCAACTTGCTACTTTTCTCCAATAAATCTTTTGTCTTATTCAGAATAGTTTCACTATCCATATTTTATTTTTCTCCATTTGCTATTTTTACAGATATTTTCACTGCTTCACCTATCATCTCAAAGATTTTATCTTTAGTTTCCTGTAATGCTGGTTTAATATAAGGTCGTTTCGGAATATTAACTGATTTCTTTAACAGAAAAATAGGGACAGGGCTACCGCTTTCTTTTGAAAAAATAAACAGGTTATTTCTTATTTTTCTTACAAAAGTGTCTGCCCATTGTCGTGCTGGTTTTCTAACAACTCCTGCGGGTGTCATTGCATCAGATAATGGAATAGTAAGATACTTTGCATTTTTTGCCCGTATTGTTCCTCCTGTCTCGTGTATAACAGAATACACAACAGGAGTTCCTACTCTTCCAATAAAAGATGTTCCTTTTTCCTCAACCTTGTATCCTATACTATCCGCTAATCGTGCTGTTCTTCGCTTTAATACCTGTCCTGATAGTTTCTTATCCTGAATATAGTTCATAAGATATACAGATGAATTTTCAATTGCTTTTCTGCGTTCTATCCGTAATGATTGTTTCATTTCCTTTATTCTATTTGAAACCTCTGATATTCCTTCAATTTTCATATTCACGCCTACCATACATTTCTCCTAATCCTGTTAAAATACTTATAACTTTCACCATCCAGAAAATCCTTTGTTAAATCAACAATCTGTTCACCTGTTCTGCTTTGTGTTCGCAGATAGTTATATCGCAACACTACCTCATCAATAATTGCCCTTTTAAGCCCATCAGGTGCAGGATGAAGTGTAGTATCATATCCTGCCTTATAAATTATTTCTATATTCAATGTGCCTTCAGGAAATCCTACACTTGAATAAATCCCGCATAATCTATCGTGTATCTTAAATAATGATAATGACTGCTCTACATCTGAAAACTTTACTTTATCAATAGACCAAATTTTTATTCCTTTCAGTGGGATAACTGATACTTCACTGTTCCCATCAAAAATTTCTGTATAAGTTCCATACTTAATATATGTGTTAGTATATCTTTCTACTATTTCTGTTATAGCGTTGATTAAATCTTCTATCAGCGATAAATCAACATCTGCCATCATTTCAGGTAATAAACTTTTTTTCACATCATCAACAGAAATAATCATTTTTTATCCTAATGTTTTCTTGTATGTGCAATTAAACCTATTTTACTTTTTGCCTTAAATCCACATACATCGCATACAAGATTATTATCTTCTTCTTTTTTCACATCTGATTCTTTAATCATCTTATCCTTATCTGGTTCAACAACTGCCTTTACCTGCTGTTCTTCCTGCTGTTCTAATGGAATAACATATCCTTTTAACTGTCTTGCTCTTTCTTCTGTTGTCTCAAAAACACTTCCAACTATCCGCAGTCCATTTTCATATATTTCCTTAATCACTTTAACAATCATTTTATTCCTCCCCTGTTCTTTCTGTATACCCTTATTTTTATTTTCCTCATAGCACGCCTGAAACAAAAAATCATACTGTTTCGCTATCTTTTTAATATCGTGATATTCCTCTGCAAACTTTCGCCCGTTCATTTTCAATCTATGATATAATTCTTTATCATTTCTTAACTTTTCAATACACTTCTTTACGCTTTCAACTGTTCGTTCACAGAATAAAACATTTTCATTATCCTCTAACATCTCTCCGTGAAATCCAGCCTCTTTTGTTGTAATGACTGGAATGCCTACGGATAAACTTTCCATTATTACATTTGAATTTCCTTCACCCTTTGTCGGATGGACTAAACAGGATATTTCACTGTAAAACTTCTCTCGCATCTGGTTATGCGGTATCTGTCCATTACCATATAAAGCAGTTTTCAAAGGAATATTCAGTTCTTTACACGCCTGCTCTACAAAATCATATCCCTTATAATCTCTGTAAGAAGGATGACTTATATTTCCCACAAATCCGACTGTAAAGGTTTTCGGTATCTTTTTTATTACGCTCCAATCATCTAAATTTAATCCATTCGGAATAAGGAAGGTATTAGGATTTGCAGTTATCGCAATATCATAAAGAAACTTGTTTGTCGCAATAACCGCAAAACATTGCCTCATCTGTTCTTTCAGTTCTTCCATATTCCTCCCCTCATCATTAAATGTTTTATTTCCTCCTAATCGCACTATTGTTTTGTTATAATAACTTTTATGAATTGTTTTTAATAAAGTTATTTGTTGTAATAAGATAACATCATATTCTTCCATATCTGTATTTATATTTGAATGTTCTGATGTAAAATGATGTTCTGGAAGTTCTTTGAATAACTGCTTCGCTATTTCTGACCAGGACCAAAGGACCCCAAAGTTTTTATGCAGTATATTCATAATCCTAATGCCCTTTTACTATCAAGATGTAAAATTGTCTTTTTCTTATCCTTTACCTGTCTTAATTCCTTCAAAGACATTGCCATAACTATATCTGCATCTATGCTATTTGATATATGCTCATATTCCTGCATTTCTTTTTCAAAATGTTCCATTATGTTCTTATATGCCCAGTCAATATCACTTACAAGCCATCCTATTTTTATTTTCATTTTATTCCTGTCGGGTAAGGGGTAGTCAATAAATATCTATCTGCTTAACTACCCCTATACCCTTCTTTTCAAATCTCCTCTTGACCTTATGAAGTTGCCAATTTCAGCACTGCAAAAGCACTGGCTAATGCAGGTTTGAAATCGTGCCTTACTTCAAATCTTATGAACCTCATATTTTTTTGATAAGCACTTACTATATCGGTAAGTTTTCCATCCGTATACACCCCTAATGTTGCCTCATCCGAAGGAAGAATATCAAGTTCTTTTCTCTGCCCGAAGTAGCAGTTCCTTAAATTCCCAAATACTGCCACCACATCTCCTGCTGATGGTGTAGCAGAGAAAGCATCAGATGTAATTATAGGAAATCCCCACAAGGAAGCAGGTGCTCCTTCCGTAGGTTTCTGGACAATATACTGTCCTTGTTTATCCTGCAATTGCTGTAAGACACCTACTAATCCCCTGTTGCAATAAAAACTTGCTCCTCTGGCGGCCGCATCGGAAATAGCATAAAACAATTTATTCAAGTCGTTTGCCGTAACCCCTGCAAGTGTTGCTCCACTTGCTATAACTGGGATAACTCCTACTGTATTTGCTATTCCCAAAATTGTTGCTCCATTCCCAAAGAAGCAGGATGTATCTTCCCGTTTAGCCAAACTTTCAGTGATTAACCGTGTTAGATATGCCACCATATCAACTGCACTATCATCAATGATATCCCTTGTCATTGCTGATATGCCCGCAGCAGTCCGTGCTACAAGTTCCACTATCCCAAAAGAAGGTTTTGTTAATGGCTTTGCTTCTCCTTCCCCGATATAAGACATATCCACGCCTGTTAATCCAGAAGGCATTTTCTTTGTTGCTGACTTCATTGGAACAGGAAAACATCCACGCCTTGCTACACCATATTCCTCAACTAATCTGAATACTTCCGTTGAAAATTCCACAGGAACAGTATATCCGCCTTCACTTCCTGTTGTTTCATTAAGCCAGTCAGATTTTGCAAGCGCATCAAGTGCCTTCGGGTCTCTGTATATTTGTGCTTTTGCTATCAAAGCAACCCGATTGCATACTTCTGACCAGGGAAGTTTTTCACTCTCTTCTTTTTTCTCCTGAGGAATTTTTGTCAACTTGTTATCCACCTCCCCAACCTTATCAATTAGAGGTTGAAGTTTTGCATCAATCTGTCCATCAATCTTCTCCATTAACTGCTCTACTGTCATACCCATTTTTTCTCCTTTGTTGCTGTATTAAATTACCTTACTATTTATTTGCCTGATATCTCCGCCAAAGGCTGATATCTCCAGCAAATCTAAACTTTACCCAATAAACTATTTATTTTTTTATCAACTACTTTACTTATTGCTTCTAATATTTTGTTTGCATCCTCATCAGACACATCATCAGTTTTAGAATTTTCAGGTTCATTCATACTATCAAGGTCTAATCCTTCAATCTCGTTTGTGTCTGTCTTTTTGATATTCTCCTCAACTTTTTTTTCTGCTTCTTCTGATGCTTGTTCCTGTTGAGTATTATCATTATTTTCTGCGCTGTCTAATACTTCCTGAATGAGTTGCTGTGCTTGTTTCAATGCTTCCTTGTTTCTCTTATTCAAGACAGCCCCTGCAATGATATCTGCGAAAGGAAGTTTATAACCTCTTTTCTGTTCTATCTTTACTTCTTTCTTTTTTTCTTCCTGAAACATCTTTTCTAATTCTTCCTGACTGTATTCTCTAAATTCAGGAGGTTCTTTATCCCATCTCTTATAATACGAAGCAATGAAGTTATAAACTGATTTTCTTTCATTTTCAGGAATATCCACACCACCTCTTGCCCCTAACAATGCCGCCATTGCGGATGCAACTGCTCTCCAGACGGCTGTTAATTTTCCATCAATGATATCTGCGAAAGGAAGTTTATAACCTCCAAGTGTATCGGCTTTTTCTATGTCAACATAAACAAATGCCTGTTGATATTTTTTCCAATCAATCTCATCATTTGCACCTGTTGCCCACGCCCTCACTCTTTTTTCTGCTTCTGTTCCGTCCCACGCTCTGCCATCGTCCGCAATAGGAAGGTCTTTTTTTCCACATACCCGCTTCTCTAATATCTCTTCTAATTCTTTACTGATACAATCCTTCATTTCTTTTGTTTTTGCTTTCTGTAATGCAAGTGTCAACGCCTGTGGATTAGAAGCAACGGGGACTTTGCTATATTCCAGAAGTTGCCATTGAGTATAAATTCGTTGAGGTTCACCCTGAATATTATATTTTTCTATTAACTCTTTATATTTAGTCTCATCGTTTTTGTTATTTTTTTCAACCCATTGGATAGGAATAAATCCAACGCTGTTTGCTAATGCTCCATTCACTGATGCTTCATAAACATCCTTTGCAAATTCTGATTGGAAGTATTCTGTCTTGCTCATTATCCCTTTTCCTTGTTCTATCTTTTGCCATTTTGAAACTCCAATTGGAATACTTCTATAATCGTGTCCAAACAAAACTGTTGGGGTCTTGCTATATCCTGACAAATCGCATCCCTCAGGAATAAGCACCTCATTATCCCTATCAACATCAATCGTAGAAATCATATCAAGAGTAGTAGGTTTTCCGCTTTCTTCCTCTGCCTTTTCGCTTTTACCTGCGAAGTATCCCCACTTGATTTCTGTTTTCTCATCAATCCCTTCAAGTGTTTTCTGAATTTTCTCAAACTTGTTTTTACTGATTGTTTCTTTTTTGTTTTCTAAATACTCTTTTACTGTGCTTATATTCTTATCCATCTTTTACCTCCTCCTGATTTCAATGTAAAAAAAACTGCATAGTTGACATATGTCAACTCGTGAATTTCACTCTTCACTCCAATCACCTGCGAGAATATTACATCTGCAATTCCCGCTCCACAAAACCTTTCCATTCCTTCTTGTCAATAAAGTATGGAACTTTTCAATATCAACACAATAAGCATAATCAGAATATTTTACTATTTCTTTTTTGATATTCTTGATATAAATATAATCAAAATATTTCTTTTTTGTTTTTTTACCGTCTTCAACAAACAATTCAAATCCTTTATACATTCTGCCTGTGCTGTGGTTCAGTAATTCCTTTGCTTTTACAAACTTCCATTTTTCAAAAATATCAGGTTGATAAAACATATTATGGTCTTCTGTTACAAGTAAATCTATATTTCTATTATAGAAATGTATCATCTTATCTGGTTTATGCTTATATGTTTTTATGACTTTACTATATTTCAAATCAAAAGTATCAGGATTGAGAGAAAGACACCAATCCCCTATTTTCAAATCTTTAACATTTTTCCATCCTTCTTTTGTATATATTTCTGTTTTGCTATCATAAGAATTAGGATGTAAAGGCGGTGCTAAAACCCCGCAAGAGAATAACTCATCTATTCCTACAACCTCTTCGTCCATTGCCTCACAGTCCTCACAAAGTGCTTCATCTGCTTCTTCACTTGCCCAAGTTTTCTCTTTATATCCTAAGTTCTTATAACACATATGTTCAGAATCATTCATTATTCTGCTTATTTCAGTTCGTGCTATTCTCAAACTTTTTTCTGGACTTATTCCACTTGTATATCCGCTATAAAGAAGTTCTATTTCTGATTGTGTTTGTGAAATGCTCCATCCACCTGTTATTGCCTGATTAAGTAATTCCCGCAATTCATCTTGAATAGTTTGATTTATAGTAAATCCATATAAATCTTTCCAAACTTTTATTATTTGATTAACATAAGCATCAAATGATGCGGGTGTAAATCCTACCCTTGCGAGGTCATCTGGGGAAGGTTCTTCTTTTATATTTTTATTATTTTCTTCTTGAAATTCTACTGCGGTCATTACACCATTTACAATTGCTTCTCTGATATGTCCTTTTGATATTTGAGATAATTTCTCCGCCTGTTGGTCCAGATTAGGAAACACAAAATCAACTAATTCTTTTATTTCTTTTGATTTTCCTGTATCAAATATTCTTCTTAAATTAGATAATACAATTTTTTCCTGTTCAGAAAAAAACTTCTTCAAATCAGCAATATACTTTTTTTCAGTGTTTTCTTCTTTCCTGACCCACGATTTCCATTTCTGTTCTTTAACCTGTTGCCAATTTTCCCGCATCTGTCTTTTCTTTTTATGTATTCCCTGATTTTCTTTTTTTGCTTCTTCTGAAACAAACCCCGCCATCTGCACCATATTTAATCCCACCCAGGGACGATATCCCCACGGTGCAGGAGGTTCACCGTTCAGTGCTCTTACCTCATTGATTGACCAGTATCCTGTTTGAATTCTTGCTGTTTCCTGCTGTAATAAAAACTCTTTATCTGTTGCTGATATGTTTTCACTTTCGCATACAAGTTTATCATCCCAGACAGGTAAAAGAAATTTGTTTAATACACTATCCCTTCTTATAAGTCGGGGCTGTATTGTCTCTTCAATAAACATTCTGTCAAGTTCATAAGCAGTAGCCCTTGAAGTTGACGCTGTGCTTGCTCCTTCGCCCAATTTAAATTCAGGAACACCATATCCTTCAAGAATATCTTTTTTTGTTAATCTTCTTCCTGCTTCAAAATCCAGTTCTGCCATTGTCTTGACTAAACTATCAACTTGTATATCACCATGAATAATCTTTGTCCTGCCTGCCTTTCCTACGCCTGTAAACTGTTCTTTTATTTCCTGCTTTAGCCGAATATAATCCTGCTCACTAATATCCTTTGGGACTTTTACAATCGTTCCAAAGAACGCACCTTGCTCAAACAAAGACATTGAATATTCCATCATCGCCCTGTTTGTATCAACTGATAGTAATAAAGCATCCAGTGGGGAAAGCCCCATTATTAAAGAATTTGGATTTGGCTCTTTGAAATGTAATACTTCATCAGGAGAAAAATTAACAATATTTGTTCCTACAAGATATTCGTAATGGTCTATTTCTATTTGATTTTTTGTATAAGGGATGACTTTCTGTGCAAGTAAAGGAATAATTTGTCCAGGTTGTCCTAATTTATTTTTAGGAAGATACCAATAAGCATTTCCTAAAATACCAAGATATACTTCTGTTAAATACTTGATATAATACATATCCATCCAGGGATTAGGATTTTTCAATAAATCTAAAAAGGGATGTTCAAAAATTTCTTCCCAACTTTCTTTTCCTTTTTTCTCTGATGTCTGTTTATACAACTTTATATCTACTTTTGCTGTGTGCCTTGCTATGCAGGATACCGCTGAATATACCCAAGAAGTGAAATTGTTAATATACGCCTGCTTATCTCCTTTTTCTGTTCTTTTAAAATCTTTACTGCTACTGTCTGAAATGGAAAAAGAAGAAGAATTGAAAAAGGGTATTCCATCTATACCCTTGCGGATAATAGCCCCTGCAAGTTTCATTCTATTTTTAAAAGTAATGTTCATAATTCTCCTTAATTTCTATACATATAGAAATACCAAAGTAGTTCACATATGTGAACTCTAAAATTCATTGTTCTTGTCAGTAAGAAAAAAGTTCAAAATAATGTCAAGGTCATCATCAGAAATACTTTCTACATCTTTGTAATCTTTCCCTGTTAAACCTTTCAAAAGCATCAGAAAAATTTTGTATTTCCCTTTTGCTTCATACTTCTTTTGAATTCTTTTTAATTCTTCTTTTTTTGTCATCACATTTGCGAAAGGTGACATATGTCACCTCCGCTAAACTGTGTCCACAAAGTATTTTATTTTTCCACTGTTTTCCATTAGATATGTTATAGCCCAGACAAGTGCATCCATCCTGTCTGGTGATTTATCTCCTGGAATATATTCTGAACACTGTGTTTCTAATTCTTCAAAATTTCCAATATGACTTACCTTTCCTTGCTCATACATTGCCGCAACTGGTTCTGCCCTTGTTATTTTTCCTCTGCTTGCTACAACGGCTGTATAAGAAATATGCGGTTCTATTGTCCTTAATACTGTTTCAACTAAATCTCCACCATTGTTCACTTCTGCTATAATTCTATCTGCATTAAATTCTTTGTATAAGTTGATTGCTCTATTTCCCCACGCATCAGGGGACATAATCCCGCTCCTGTCTGCTAAAACATAGTATCTTCCATCTATTCCTATTCCTGCACATACAATTCCTACTTCATCGCTTGTTGCTTTGCTTGTTGTTGCAGGGTCAATTGCTACAACTATTTTTGCCAGTTCAGGAATTTCATCTTTCCTAAATTCATCAAACCATTTTCGTTTCCAAAGTGCACCAGGAATATCCTCTATATCTTCTGCCATTATTTCCTGCTTATAACTAACAGAAGTCATATCTTTACATATTTCATCTATTGCCGTTCTTGATATAAAAGGATTGTCAAAAGAAGTAAAATGAAATGCTTTCCATCGTCCTGTTGTGTCTGCTTGTGCCTTTTTGAATAGTTTTGCCATATAGGTTTTGTCTCTTGCCTTACTCATACTTCTGCTTCTATGTGAAGGAGGAGTGTAAATTAAAACAGCATCCCCATCATTATCAATCAGCATAGGTTGTCCTACCTCTTCCCACGCCATTTCGTCTATCAACTGCATTTCGTCCAGTATCAAAAGGTCGCAATAATCACCTCGTAATGTATCACTATTCCACGCTGTCTTTGCCTTTATTCTTTGCTCTGTTCTTACTCTTTCTATTGTCTTTAATGTTTCATTCTTAACAACTAACCCTGCATCAATCAATCCCTGTAATAATATCCTGACTGTGTGCCAGAACCTCTCTGTCTGCTCCTGTGTCGGGGCGGCATATAAAACCCTACCACCATTAGAGAATTTCTTTGCCGCAAGAATTGCAGCGAGGCAAGTTTTACCCGCTCTCCTCCCCGCCCTTATTATTTTTCTTTTTACTGGTGAGTTTATTATTTCAGATTGTTTTTCGGATACTTCTATATTGATTTCTGGCTTGTTATCCATCTTTATTTCTGTCTTCTGTCTGCCTTAAATTGATATTAAATATCAATGGCTTATTTTTATCGCTACTCAATTCTATCTGCTGTTTTGGGACACCCTCTGTCCTGTTCGCTACTTCCTTAAACTCCTCTAACTTCTCTACTGACTTCATTAACCTCGCATACGCCCCCAGTGCCGCCATTGACATATTAGGGTTATTCTTTTTATATGCTTGGAATTCCTCAATAGAAAGTGTTTTGAAATAGTTTAACCAGTAAGAATAACTCTCTTGATTTTTAGGTCTACCACCAGGATTGATATGGTCAGGATGGTCTTTAAATCCACCCTTTCCTTCTGGGTTTCTTACTTCTCCAGGCTTAATACCTCTTTTTTTCTTGTTTTGTAGAAAATCTTCACTATTTTTCTTTTTGCTTTTATTCCCCATTTCTACATCACCTCTCAAAAAGAAATACCATTTTTAACTTACCTTCTTAATTCCTTCATCATCTGTTGTTTTCTTTTTTCTTTCAGTAAAAAATTATGAAATCTTCCATAGATATAGAAGGAACACCAGCAGTCAAAACTTCCTTTTTTCTTATTAAATGTTCTTAGTGCTTGTGTAATAGCAATCATAGATACGGAATAGAATTCAGAGAAATCAACATCAGGGAATTTTTTAGAATAATGGTGTGAAAGTTTTTTAGCGATTGAAATTGCCTCCTGGACTAATTTATCTGGATACTCTTTATTGATTATATCTCCTTTGTTTCACTTATAATGCATAAACATCTTTATTATTACCACCTCCTATATTAAAATTCTTTATTTTCTTTGTCAAGTCATCAGGTGAATTATACTGAACTATACTTTCAACATTTTCAACTTTAAGAATTTTGCCTAAATAAATTCTCCATCCTTTAACAGGTTTACATCAAAATCTTTTAATAAATCAAAATCCCATTCACCTAATTCCTGTGTCTTGTTATCTAAAAGGTTAGCCTCTCTCATTTCCGCTTCTGTCAATTTTCTATTAGGAACACGCACATCTATTTCTTCATTACCTCTTCCTAATAATTGTAGAATTTTCACTCGTTGGTGTCCTGATATTATTGTATTGTCAGTATTGATTGTAGGGATAGACATCAGATTAAACTTTGTTAAACTTTTCTGTAAAAACTCCTTTTGTTTTTCTGTTAATTTTCGTGGATTTTTCTCATACGGGATAAGGTCATTAACTTTTCGTTTTTCATTATGCCATACAAGTTTTTTTTCACTCATTTTTATCATCCTCTCCTTTCATAATATAATACTTTCCTCTTTCAATTTTTGCAACTTCAACAAAGTTATTATCTTTCAATTGATAAATCTTCCATATCCCGCCTTCAAATCTTAACCAAAGTTGAACTATGTCCTGACTATTCCAAATATCTCCAATTTCCCTTATTTTACGCTCTTTTTCTGACCTTCTTGACCCAGTGCTTACCTGAACCCATAAAGTTGGTTTATCTTTCATTTTAGCCACAATATCACACTGAAAAATATCATTACTGCGGGTGAACACTTTATTTCCTGCTCTAAAATATGATTGTCTGGCTCTATGGCACAAATAGCCCTGTGATATTAAAAATTTCTCAACTTCCAATTCATACGCTGAACCTTTTTGTCTTTTACTTTTTATTTTTTATCCCCTTTTCTAACTGTTTAAATCTTCTTTCCAATTCTTCATTCCCTTTTATTATTTCCTCTTCTCTCTTTTTAATTTGTGATATTAAAAATTTCTCAACTGCCAATTCATAGTTATTACATTTAAATCACTGAATATAGTATAACTACCTGATGTAGTTTCTCTACTAAATAACTCTATTTTAACCAAACCTGTTTTAGATGGAGTAAATGAAACACTTAATCTTTCCCAATCAGTTC